GCTGTTAAACTAAGACATAACCTATGGTTGTAGACAAATATGCTGGCAGGTGTTTGGACGTGGGTTCGACTCCCACCGGCTCCATCTATAGTTTCTAAAGCTTTCTAAAACTTTCTAAAACGTTGTAAAAACAACGTTTTTTGTTTTATACTTTCTATTCCTTTTTGAACCTTTTTGAAACTGGCAGACCCAAAAACAGACCCTTTTTTATCCAAAGGGTCTTTCTTTATGTTATTTGTCTAAAAATCAATATAGTTTGCAAATTTCTCACCAATATCATCCTTGGCCTCTCTGGTGATGTGAGTATAGATGTTCATGGTTGTCTTTAGGTCCGAGTGTCCAAGTCTATACTGGACCTGTTTGAGTGTCATTCCAGCTTCGAAGCATAGGCTGGCATGTGTGTGTCGGAAGCCGTGGATCCTAATCGGACGCATGTCCGAATCCTTGACAATTTGTTGTAGCCATTTCCGTGGTAGTGTTCCTGGTATTGGTTTCCCAAATTCATTCTCAAAGATAAAAGTAGTAGTAGGATTCATTTCTCTCCACTCTGTGAGTAGCTCACTTGTCTTTTTGTCCAAGCTGATCAATCGGTTGCTACTTTTGTTTTTTGTAGGACCGACAGATTCCCCGTCAAATCCTCTTGTGATGGCTTTGTTTATGCTCAGAGTGTTATTGGTCCAATCTTCCCATTTGAGGGCTAAAACCTCCCCTTTTCGAACTCCTGTAAAGGCTAGAATACGAAAGAGGACTTTCTTTCTCAGTTCATCTGTTTGGTCTACCAACTCAAGGAAAGATTTCAGTTCCTCCTTGTCGTAAAAATCGCTATCTGTATCTGCTTGTTTTCTGACAAGCGTCGTTACACTCTCAACCGGATTAGTTGAAATGTAGCCGTGTCTGATAGCGTACTTACATATGTTATTCATCAAGCCTTTCATTTTACGTCCGTAAACAAGTTTTTTGGACCAGTCATTGGCTTGTTCCTGAAGTTGCAGAGGAGTGAGAGCAGAAATCTTCTGATCTCCTAAAGCCGGATAGATATGATTTTTTATATTCCGTTCGGTCTTGATGTATGTGCTATCCTGTACTGTGTCAGCATATTCTTTGAGCCATTTTTCAGCGACTTCCTCAACAGTGATTTCCTTGACAGTGATTTCCTCGCTATTTTTAAGGTCAGTTTGAAGTTGGAGAAGTGCTGCTCTTGCCTTAGCTTTTGTCTGGAAGCCCTGACGCTTTACATACTTGTCCTTTCCATTTTCTTTACCGACATAGATCCTAAACTTATAGGCTGTATCGCCATTTTTCTTTTTATAAGACTTTATTTCCATTGCCTTTTACCTCATTTCTTGATAAAATGGGCATAAGAAAAAGACCTTTTGAATGGCTTTTCTTACACTTTATTCCTCACACTCAATTTTTGGCGAAGGCGAGTGTGGGGAATTTTTTTTGCTTGCTTAATTATTAAGTATCTTCATCTCTCCATTATACTCTTCAGCAATTATTGTTTTATCCGCATCAGAAACTATAACTATCAATTCAGGAGAATCTTTCTCTGGGTTAATTTCGTAGTTATTTTCTTTCGCCCATTTTTTAAACAGCTCATTTTTTTGTTTAAGGAATGAATTGGAAAGATAGATTTTACGGCTTACACTTTCATACTTCCACGCCTCTCCAACACGGACTGAAACAATACTAGTATTTCCACCTGTAATAAATTCTATTTTATTACCACGGTCTAAGACTTCAGCATTTTTTCGCAGATATACAGCAAACTCTTCACCAAGCTTATCCGTCATTTTAAAAGTGTTGTTTTTAATAGTAGCAGACTTTTCTGCACTACTTGTGGTTTTTGATTTTGGTTTAGTTAGAGAACTTATACCGCCAATAACAACCAAAATAATAAATATTATAAACCAAGCTTTTTTATAAAAAGGCTTACTTTTTTTCATTAGATCCTCCTATTTAACTAATTAGTGAATTAAACTCGTCTTTGACCATCGTTTCACTTGCAATGGTCTTCAGACTGTACTTCTCCATGAAATGCAGATAGTTGAAATCTCTTACATCATCCATCAACTTCAGCTCTTCTTCAAGCAAATGATGAATCATGCTTCTATCAGCCTGTAATTCGCAAAGCTCTCTATTCAACTCATATTGAACTGGAGTGTGTTCCTTATGTCCTAACTCGTGAAGAGCTACTTGTTTTTGATCTTCTACTGACAAATTAAAGTCCAGCGCTAGAACATTCAAAGCAGGATTGAAGAAGCCGGGGCTGTGCCAATTGCTTCCATCAAAGTAGCAGAGATTCACACCTTCTTTGGCACAAAGCTCTTGTACTGTCATATAGTATACCTCTATTTATTTTTCAAGTGCGCCTCCAGAACTGCTGTAATGAAATCTATGTCATCTTCCGTCAATGGTTTTCCGTCAAATAACATTGATTGCGCAGCAATATCTCTGAGATCTAATGGTGCAGAAGCATCACCATCTTTCGCAATGTTAGGATTTTCCGTGCGTCCCAAGAGGTAGTCGGTGGACACATTGAAGTAATCTGCGATTTCTGAAATTCGTTCAGTAGACGGTTTGGAATTTTTTAGATTATAAATAGTATTCCTACTATAACCTAGTTTTTCTTCCAATAAATTTATTGAAAGCCCTTGCTTTTGGGCAAGTTCTTTAATTCTGTCAAATGTCTGAAACATTGATTTTTCAACCTTTCTGAGAATATGACAAAAAATATTTAATATTTCACATTAAAACACTTGACAAAGTTAATGTGGAGTATTAAAATAGTTTTTGTAAGTTAATGAGTTAGTAAAAAACAGAGTTAAAACTTACCTAAAAATAAAATAGCTTTGGCGAGCAAGAAAATTGATAGATATAACGTTTTATCAAGGTTTTTAATTATGCTTTCATTTTAATACTATACATTAAAATTGTCAAGCGTTTTTAAAACAATTTACTAACTCTTTAACTCTATTGAAAATAAAGGAGGAAAAAACATGAGCCAACAACATCGTAAATGGATTGAGCTTGTAGAAGAAGAACTCCACAAACGTGGATGGACTCGTTCGGATCTTGCAACTGTGGTCGGGGTTAGCCCAGCGATGATCACACAGATGTTCAAGAACGGGAAAGGCAGTGATGATTTGAAATTGCGCATAAATAAGAAATTGCGAATTTCTGAATCATGGGAAAAATTCGAGGAAAGATAGATGGTATTGGAATTATTTGGTCCAGAGTTCAAAGATAAACTATTTGAAGAGCTGGTTCAATTAAATATCAAAGCATTGGATGAAGCTAAGAAAAGAACATCAAGACAGACAACATGGGTCTCTATCAAAGAACTTCAAGCATCCACTGGCTGGGGAAGAACAAAACTTGAGGAATGGAGAGACCAAGGGAAGTTTCAGTTCCAGCAATCTGGAAAAGGTGGGAAATACCTTTACAACCTTGAAGATGTTCAGCGGTTTTGTCGTTCAATGCAAAAATAAAAAGCACCCGAAAAAATCAGGCGCTTAACAAAATTACTAAAACAATTATAACACAAGGAGGGCACACATGGCAATATCTAGAGAGATGACAGCCACTGAGGCAAATGTCCTTAACTACATCAAGAACTACGCAACAAATGAAATGCCAATCACAGCAGTTCAGCTCAGAAATGAATTTCAATGCGATAAGAGAGCAATAGAAAATATCATTGAGAGCTTGCGTGTAAACTTTGGGCATCCAATAGTTGCAAAGAAGAGAAAGCCAAATGGGTATTATCTTCCTAAGAATGATGAAGAACGGAATGAGGGATTGGCACCCTACAAGCGCCAAATCTTGACAGAACAAAAGAACTTGGCAGCAATCATGGCTGTTGACTTGAATGAATACTGGAGGAATTAAAAATGTTACTAGAAATTATTATTGCTTTATTGATCATGGTGATCTTGCTTCAAATGATTATTATCAGTGCAATTAGTGAAAGATGCAAAGAGTCAAAGCGTGAACTCAAGAAAATGATCGAAGAACAACAACGCATCCAAGAAGCACGGGAAGCAATGCGCTTCGGTTATCGCAGATAGGAGTTATTAAATGGCAGAAAATATGAATGTACTGCCTCATGATCTATTAGCTGAACAAGCTGTGTTAGGTTCCATCTTCCTTGATCCTGATAAGATCCACATCGCTTCTGAATACTTGACAAAAGATAGTTTTTTCAAACTGTCGCATGGAATGGTATTCAACATCATGCAAGAGTTGTCTGATAAAGGTGACCCAATTGATCCCGTATCTGTAAAATCTGCCCTTGACTCTATTGGGCAATTTGAACAAATTGGGGGGATGCCATTTCTGGCAAGCCTTATCAATGCAGTCCCCACAAGCGCCCACATTGAACACTATTCAAAAGTAGTTGCTGAAAAATCAATGGCCAGAAAGATCATTGAAGATCTGAGCCATAGCATTTCAAGCGTTTATGATGGCCAGAAAGACTTGAATGAGATCCTTTCTCAGACTGAGCAGAATTTGTCAACAATTTCAAACGAGCAGAAAAAAGGATTCAGGCCCATCATTGATGTGATTGATTCAACACAGTCTATTCTAGATGAACGATCTCAGAAGGTTGGTGATGTGACAGGAACCTCAACAGGCTTCACTGATTTTGACCAAATCACAACAGGTCTTCATGAAGATAACTTGATCATTATCGCTGCAAGGCCTGCAATGGGTAAGACAGCATTTGCCCTGAACATCGCTCAGAACGTGGCCAAAAGTTCAGATAAAGCAGTAGCAATCTTCTCGCTTGAGATGGGAGCAGAAAGCTTGGTGGAGCGTATGCTGTCAGCAGAAGGCTTGATTCCATCGTATCATGTCAGAACAGGGAATCTTTCTGAGAGCGAATGGCGCAGAATGATTTCAGCACAGGAACGACTAGCAAGAGGGAAGATCTTCATTGATGATACAGCAGGAGTAAAGATTTCAGAAATTAGATCAAAGGCCAAAAGGTTAGCTCAAGAAAATGACGGTCTAGGATTGATTGTGATTGACTATCTACAACTAATAGAAGGTAGAGGAAGAGAAAACAGGCAACAGGAAGTATCTGAAATTTCAAGGCAATTGAAGATTCTGGCAAAAGAATTGAAAGTTCCGGTCATCGCCCTCAGTCAGCTTTCCCGTGGAGTTGATCAGCGAAATGACAAACGCCCAATCCTTTCAGATCTGAGAGAATCCGGATCTATTGAGCAGGACGCTGACATAGTAGCCTTCTTGTATAGAGAAGCTTATTACAAGCGAGATGAACAAGAGGAGCCGGACAATGTAACAGAACTTATTCTTGAGAAGAACAGGCATGGGAGCCTTGGGACTGTCCAATTATTCTTCCTAAAAGAGTACGCAAAATTTTCAAATAAGGAGGCCTGATGAATGGTAACTGAAAACCGTAGATATTACTGGTTGCAATTAAAAGAGGACTTCTTTAATTCCAAGGAAATGAAGCTAATGAGGAAGCTCCCTGGAGGAGAAGAAATCACAATCATCTATCTGAAGATGATGCTTGTAAGTCTAGCTGAACAAGGAAAATTGTACTTTGAGGGATTGGCTGAAGATCTAGCTGAAGAACTATCACTCATCATTGATGAAGATCCGGAAGCAATTAGATTGGCATTGATGTTTTTAACTAAAAAGAAATTATTGACAACATCAGACAATTACCAGTTCAATCTTGAACAAGTTCCAGAAATGATAGGTAGTGAAACAGCTAGCGCCCGTAGAGTTCGCAAGCATCGAGAAAACCAAAAAACGTTACAATGTAACACCGATGTAACAAAGTGTAATGGAGATATAGATATAGATAAAGATATAGAAATAGATAAGGGGCAAAAGCCCCAACCAGATGTCTATGAAGAAATTATCAAATATCTAAATGAAAAAACCGGTTCACATTTCAAATCAACTAGCAAGTCAACTCAAAGGCTGATCAATGGAAGATTAAGTGAGAACTACACAATTGAAGACTTCAAATATGTGATTGATGTTAAGACAAACGAATGGAAGGACAACACAAAGATGTCTAAATACTTAACACCAGATACACTCTTCAATGCTAGTAAATTTGAAAAATACCGCAATCAGCAAATGCCTAAACAGCCAAACGTTCAGAAACAAGATGAAAGGTTGGGATTCTAATGAATGAAGAAATTACATCTTGTAAAAAGCATGGTTGTCAAATCCAGCATGCAAAAGTGAAGATCAGTGGATCAGAACAGATCATTGAAATTTGCCCTGAGTGTGAGAGAGAAGAAATCATGAAGATGGAATCCGTATTGAGACAGGAAGCGAAAATTCAGGCTCTCTTGTCTCACACTTACAAAGTCTTTGACAGAGAAAGCATCTATTCTCAAGAGTTGAGTGATAAAACATTAGAGAATTATGTAGCAGATAATTCAACTAATGAACAAGCTCTCAACTTCATGAAACGGATGCTGAGGGATTATCTAAAATTTGAAACAGGGAATGTGATCCTAAGTGGACCGCCTGGCATCGGAAAGAGTCATCTGTCTATTGGATTAGCAAAAGCATTGAACGAAAAATCAAAAGAGTGTGAGAATCCAAAAAGCGTGATCTTCATCTCAACATCGGCCCTCTTCAATAAGATTGAAGAAAGCTTCAATGGTCGAGGAGACTTCACAGAGAACTATGCTGTGGACCTGCTCAGCAAAGTTAACTTTCTCTTCTTGGATGATTTAGGGAAAGAAAGTAGCATGAGCGCCAATCTTAAAGAGGCGAATGATTGGAGACAAAGGGTGCTATTCAAAATATTGGATAGCAGGCAAACAACATTCTTCAACACTAACTTGTCAAGTAATGACATCAAAACAATCTACAATCAAGCACTTGCTGACCGAATTTTTAAAGGAGCAAGCAAGCACATTTATAAATTTCCTGAAAGCATGGAAAGTCGGAGGTATTAACGAATGGAAAACAACAAACTAAAGGATCTAATTTCAAAAGTTCAAAAATGGTTTTATGACCGCAACTTACACACTCAAGAACCCAATAAACAATTCCTGAAACTCTATGAGGAAATTGGGGAGCTATCAAGAGGAATTGCTGAAAAAGATGAGGAAGTAACCAAAGATAGCATTGGGGACATCACTGTTGTATTGATTGGATTGACCCTTCAACTTGGTATCAACACAGAAGAAATCTTTCCAGAACAAGAAAAGTTCAGTTTCTTAAATGCTGCAAAGACAGAAGATTACTTTGTATTGCTGTTGGATCAAGCTTTGGTGTCATATTTCAACCGTCAAGGCTATCAACTTAAAAGTGTAGTACATGAGTTGATGCGAATTTCTCAAATGCTGAATTATGATTTTGTGGAATGTTTAAACAAAGCCTATGAAGAAATCAAGGACCGCAAAGGAAAATTGGTTGACGGAATTTGGATCAAGGAGGAACGACTAAAATGAAAGAACGCTCATTTGAACAGATTTTAGAAGAGATGAATGATTCAGTAAATAAGCCAAATCACTATTGTGGTGAATATGGTCTGGAATCCATTGATGTCATCCGGAACTTTGCAGGAAACCTGAAAGGAGTTCAGGGATTCTATTGGGGAAATGCTATCAAGTATCTATGTAGATTCCAGAAAAAGAACGGGCTTGAAGATTTGGATAAAGCTAAGAAATATCTTGAATGGCTCATTGAGGATTTGAAAAAAAGTCATGAACAGGAGTGACAGCATGAGAGATTACACGAGAAATCAGATGGATCACTTCCGTCAACAATTGCAATTGCTGATTCTTGGTAAAGGGTTAACAAGAAAAGAGCTATCAAGAAAATTGAATAGAAATCCAAATACAATTCAACAATGGATCACAAACAAAAATATAAAACCAGCTCATGTCCAAGAATTATGCAAATTCTTCAACATTAACGAGAAGGCACTGATGGGAGATCCAGAAGAATTGACAGATTATAGATTCTTTGATCAAGGAAAATACATCTGTACTGCTCCAATCAAAGAACTAAGCAAGATCACTGGCAAAGATGTGTCAATTCTCAAGTATTATATACACTTGAATGAACGAGGAAGAGAGGCTGGTCAATTCAGGCTAGAAAGGGTAATTGAAGATGAAAAGTAAAATCAATTGGCTGATCATCAACTTGATCTCATTGGCAGTTATTTCACTGGTCATTGCTATCAATCTCAATTCTAGATTAGTAGATCAAGAGAATAAGATCAAAGATATGGAATGGACGATTCAGGAACATGAATTGAGCATCCAGAGATTAGCTGAATAGAACACTGCACAAGATACAATCTTGAATAAGTTAAATCAAGAATATCAAATGCAGGAACGCAAGAAAGCAGAAGCACTCAAGGAAGCTGCTGAAATGAACAATGTCGGAGGATAATAATGATTAACAATGTGACTCTTATTGGTCGGTTGACCAGAGATGCAGAACTACGCTACACACCTAGCAACATTGCAACTGCTCAATTCAATATTGCATGCAATCGCAATTTCAAGAATGCAAATGATGAGTATGATGCAGATTTTATCAACTGTGTGATGTGGCGAGAACAAGCAGAACGATTCTGCAATTGGACGAGAAAAGGAATGCTTGTGGGAATCACAGGACGAATCCAAACAAGAAGTTATGAGAACCAGCAGGGGCAACGTGTATATGTGACTGAAGTTGTCGCAGAAAATTTCCAAATTCTGGAAAAACGTGATAACACTGCAAATCAAAACAGCATGACAGAACAGATGCCACCAAGCTACACAAGCCCGATGGACATCACAGATGACAAATTACCATTCTAAGAAAATCAAATATTGAAGAGGAGGATTTATAAAATGGATGATTGTACTAAAGTTTTAGTTTATGGTAGCTTTGACGGGTTTGCTCATTCTACAGATGGTTCGCTATTTATTAGTGTAGTTCTTGATGGTGGCGAAAAAGTAGAAATACCAGAAGAGTTTATTGTAAGCGCAGATCAAATGGTCAATAAATATAAAATTAAACTAAAAGACGTTATCGCACGAATTGAAAAGTTTGATCTTGCAACTAAAGCAGTATGGTTCAATGAAATTTTGAATAAACTTGGAAGTGATTATGGAACTTTGAAATATAAGGATGGTTATGAGCAAGGGAAGTTTGATAGTGCCGTGGAACGTGCTGAAACCATTATTCCACAGATTGTGGCTGATTGGATTAAGCATTGTAAAACCAATGGAATTGCTTTAGGATATGCACTCTATGATCCAGGACGATTAAGCGGCAAAAAAGTCTATGATTGGATTGTTGAAAGCTTGGAGAACCAAGAACTCTTCGCTCGCGCTTGGATTGACGGCTACACAGTCGAGAAAGAGAAGCGGTATTTTGTAAGGGTTAAAGGTGTGTATTTTAATAATTGCCTAATTTTTGAAAAGAGAAACAAAACGTGGTTTTTCTCTTCGATCTATGAAATAGATCATCAAAGAGGACACCACACTCGCAAAGAACTAGAAGAAGCTGGTTTTGGCTGGGTGTTCGATTGCCCAGAAATGGAAGTAAAAGAGGTGGAAGGATGATTCCAAAGTATAGGATGTGGAATGAAATCATATCAAGATTGCATAGTGTTGATGGATTATATTTTGATAGAGAAGTGGCTCAATATAAAGATGAAGTAGGTGTATCGAGACTTATTAAGTTTCAAAATGCTATCCTCATGCAATCAACAGGCCTGTATGATAAGAATGGCAAGGAAATCTTTGAGGGGGATATACTTGGCGTTGATACCGATGAAGAGATTGTGAACTTAAATATTTATTGGGATAGCAAACATGCTTTATTTATGTTTGAGTCGAAAAAATACAACGAGAAGGATCTCTTGGCTGAATTGGTTGAAGACAATACTTATCCATTTGAAATCATCGGCAACATCTACGAAAATCCAGAATTGCTGGAGGTAGAGTGATGAATAGACCGAGAAGATACCCATACACAAAAAGCCAGTGGGAAGAAGAAACAACTACAGTATGTTTCGGTGATGATAGTCATCTTGAATTGAAAGTTAAAAGAAATCGAGTTACAGGAGAAACGAAACAATGAAAATTGTGTTCCATTTAAAAAACGGTGATAGAATTGAAAGAATTGGATGTGATGAAAATGACATGGAAAGACTGGCAAGCCAATTTAACAATGGGGAACTGATGTATGTTAGTAATCTCTGCATCAACCCTAAAGAGGTCATCTGTTTCATTGCTTATGAATAAGAGGTGAATCAATGGACCTACAAAACTTTATCTATTTACTGATTTCACTAATCTGGCTTTCTGGCTTGATTTGGGCCAGTGTGATAGCTTTTAAAAACAGGAAAAAGAAATGAAGACGTATGTTGTAAGAAAGTTTCTCGGTCATTCAAGCTGGGTTGATCCTAAACATTTAGCTGAATACACTGAAGCTGAATTTGAGACAAGGTATGAAGCGCTTGCTCACTGTGAAAGACTAAAAGAGAAAGGGATAGTAGAAATTTATCAAAGAGAGGTTATTGAATGAAAAAATTAAACAATAGAGAGTTGTTTAATCTTGACCAAGAATTATTCAATTTTCGTGGAATTGACCGGGCAATCTGGACACGCAAAGCAGAATTGATGGCAAAGAACGGTGATGATATAGTTGGCGGTGGTAAGTCTGGCATCAGTAAGCCAACAGAAAACACAGTAATGAAATTTGCTACTGATGTGACTTTAAAGAATCTTGAGCTGTTCAAAGAAACTGTTGAATCTTTCAAAAAACAATTGACAGGAGAACAGCTTGACATCTTCTATTTGAGATGGGGACAAGCCAATCTTGATTGGGAAGAAATAGCAGAAAAGCAATTTGTCAGCAATGCTACAATTTACCGCAAGCGTGCTGGCATCTTGGAAACGTATGCCAGAATGAAAGGTGTACTATAAATTGAGAATATAAGTTATTGTATTCTCACACAAAATAAAATACTATAATCTTGTTCATGATAATCATATCATGGATGAGAGGGTCTCCTAATAGTGGTTAGGGAGTTAGCTCAAAAGGTTAGAGCATGCTGGCGGAAAACAGCAGATGCAGGTTCAATTCCTGTACTCCCAATTCCTTATGAAAATCAATTTTAATATAGAGAGGGGGAACCGTATGGAAGAGGTCTCACCCATTAAAGACACGGATGACATTCAAGCGATGAAAGACTATCTGAGAGAATGGAATGAAATGTATTACATGCTATTCATCACCGGTCTCAATACAGGCTTGCGTGTTGGTGATATCCTCACACTCAAAGTCAAAGATGTTCAGGGATGGCACATCAAGCTACGAGAAAGAAAGACTGGCAAACAGATTTCCCGTAGAATGACGAAAGAGCTGAAACGAGAAATGAGGAAGTATGTTGAAGGGAAGCCATTCCATCATTTCTTATTCAAGAGCAGGCAAGGAGGGAATAAGGCCATCACTCGTGAACGAGCCTACCAGATCATCCATGAGGCCGCTGAAGAATTGGGCATTGACAACGTGGGAACTCACACGATGCGCAAAACATTTGGATATAAATACTACAACAAAACAAAGGATGTAGGCACACTACAGAAGATGTTCAATCACTCATCTCCAGCGATTACGCTGAGATACATTGGAATTGAACAAGCTGAATTAGATGATGCCTTGAGAAACTTTGTTATTTAATTTTTATATTTTTGACATTAACATAATGAGTTAAGCATAAGCTAGAAAAAGAGAAACGAATGAAAGCCATATTCTAAAAGTATTTCAGAAACAAGGCGAGCTTAACAAAATATAAGATATGTGAAAGTGAGGGTGAAAAATGGCTACTGCAAAAAGAACATCAGATATAACTGTGGCACTTTATGAATGGAATAAATTGACAACCAGAGATATCTATGAAGACGATAAAGAAATATTTGGGGATGGATTTGATTCTGTTTGGGATGGTAAAACTCCAGAAATTGACGAGGAAGTTCTTGTATACAATCCAAAGACCCAAGAGATAACCACTGACATCTGGATTGATTTTGGGAACGGTGTTGGATTTGAAAACACTTATGAAGATACAGTATTCTGGATGAGTTATCCAAAACCACCAAAGGAGATGGAAGAATGAATAAACAAGAGTTGATAAAACGTATTTCGGAGCTGCCTTATTCAGAAGGTCCTATAGCAGATATAGTCACAGTAAATAGAAATTGGATATTGGGATCTATAGAACAACTAGACAAACCACAGGAAGTCCCAGTCCCGCAGTTTGTGGCGGATTATATTAAATATGCCATAGAGAATGATTGGGATTTTCAAGATTTATTTAAGCGTATAGAAGACGAAGAAGATAAAGAACTTCTGAGATGGGTTTATCACGAACGTAATCAAGAAACGCTTGCTGCCGCTTGGATCAATGGCTACACAGTTGAGAAAGAGAAACGGTATATAGTGAAGATGAGTGCAACAAAACAACCGCTATTTTATAATAATATGTACGAGAAAATATTCTTTTCTTTAGGAGATTTAGCTACTCGATTTACACGCAAACAACTTGAAGGGCTTGGATTGGGTTGGGTCTTTGATTGTGAAGGAATTGAAATTGAGGAGGTAACGGAATGAATACAAAATTTAGAGCATGGGACGAAGAAAAACAAAAAATGTTTTACAGGGTCATGGTAGGCAATTGTGATCAAAATGATGAAAACCGTAATTGCCCAGTAGTCTACTATGAGGGAAGTGGATGGAAGCACTTCGAAGATTTGAAATACATTACTCAGTCAACACGCACTTATGACAAAGAAGGCAGAGAAATATTTGTAGGGGATGTCCTTCAAATTGATTTTGTAAAAGCTATTGTCCGCTTTGGGAAGTATCGCTACTATGAAGAAAAGAAAGTACTATCTGGAAACGGTTTCTATCTTGAATGTCTAAATGTCATGGACCCAGATTGTATTTCACCTTATGAACCAGATGTATTGGATAAAGCTGAAATCATTGGGAACATTTTTGAGAACCCAACACTAGAATATCATTTTATAGGATTGAGACCGAAGGAAGTTGAGGAAAAGAAATGAACAACAGTATAACGATAAAGCAATACACAGATATTCCGTTACTAAAAAGTGCAGTAAATGAATTGAACACGGATATCAAGAATAATCCAGGTTTGAAATATGAGATTGTAGGATATTCAATTTGTAAAGATGAAACATTCTGCACAACCGTTTCAAGTATCCTTGTACATTGGGAAGGAACACCATTCCAAAAAAATGTGAAAGAAGTAGAGTGATGCGATATTTAAAATTTTTATGTATTTTAATTTTCGTGGTATTACTAACATCATGTCATAAGCTTTCAAGCGGAATCATTACTGATAAACATATAGAGGAACCAACAACGATATTGATGCCAATTTCATCTGGCAAGACAACAATATTAGTTCCAATGAAAACTGATAGAAAATACGTTATAACCGTTAAAGGAAAATCAGGAAACAAAAATATTGAGGAAGATTTTAAAGTAAGTAAAAAAGATTTCGAACATTTGAAGATCGGTGACAATTTCAACACAGATTGAAAATGAGAAAATAAGCTCTTGTTTTCTCACATAAAATAAAATATTATGATAGCATAGCTTTCAAGTATGAGAGGGACAGCCAATCAATTTGGTCTGTCCTTTTTGTGTGAGGAGGATTAAATGTATAACAAAATTGTCAGACCTTCTTTGAAGACAAAGAAGTGGGAGAAGTTCAGAGATAAGATTTTAAGAAAATATAATTATCTTTGTCAGGAAAGTTTGAGGTACGGAATATCAGAACCGGCTGAAATGGTTCATCATATTTTTCCAGTGTCCGAATATCCTGAACTAGAATTTCAAGAATGGAATTGTTTGCCTCTCACTAACAAACGACACAATACTTTTCATGACAGAAAGAATGATAAAGTTATTGGTCAAGGAATTTTTTGGCAAAAGAAACGAAAAAGAGATTTTTTAAATTTTTACAAAAAACGAAAAAATGAAATTTTGTAAAAATCGAAAATTTCAATTTTTCAATTTTTGAATTTTTCGATTATCCCCCCCATCGAAAAAATTTTTTTCGAGCGTCTGGGAACCGGTGAAGGGAACTTTTTCCAAGTCGGGACCGCTCAGACAAAAAGGGGATAAAAACTAAAGGGATTTTGGGAAGGAGGCCTAGTTTTTGGCAAAACCAGTCACAGCTAAATCAATCAAGTCAAAAGTAATCAAACAGATGAAAGAGCTTGGGACTTATCGCAAAGAATTTGACATGATCATTGACATCTTTTCAGGGATGCTATTTCAGTATCAGAAACTTGCTCAGGACTATGCTGATATGGGCTATCCTGTCACAGATGTCTATGTAAACAAGGCAGGAGCTGAGAATGAACGTAAGGTCCCCATCCTAACAGCAATGGAAATTCTACGAAAAGATATACTCAGTTATTCCAATCAATTGATGATGAATCCTAAATCACTTGGCGAAGTGGTAGAGCAAGACAATGGATCAGTTCTCACAGAGGTTCTGAAATTTAAGGACCAGATCAAAAAGAAACGGGTGAAAGCTGATGGGTAACGTGGATAAAGCCAAAGAATACGCTCAACACGTTCTGGACCATCAGGAAGAGCATTGTGAAGAGAACATTTTGGCAGCATCACGCTTCCTGAGAGACTTGGATAATCCAGAGTTTGAGATGGATGAAGACATGGTTGATTTTGTCGTTCATTTCATTGAACATACAATTGTCCATCAGCAGGGTGATGATATGTTTGCGGTCTCTATCCGTAATAAGCCATTGATCTTGCAACCGTGGCAACATTTTGTTGTCGTGAATCTCTTTGGCTTCTACATCAAAGGAACGAATGAGAGACGCTTCAAGGAAGCTTTGATCATGCTTGCCAGAAAGAATGGCAAGACTTCCTTCACTGCTGCAATCGCTCTAGCTTATCAGATTCTAGATACAGATAGCGGTTCAAAATGCTATATTGTAGCAAATTCTGTCAAGCAAGCCTTGGAAGCCTTTGGATTCTTGAGGTTCAATGTTGAGCGATGGAATGACAAGAACATCCGTATCAAAGATAACAACCAAGAACATTCCATCACTGCCAATTTTGGTGAGGAGGGTTCTTTCTTTATCCAAGCACTGGCCAATGATGAAAGCAGGCTTGACTCTCTCAATGGGAATGTCATCATCCTAGATGAAGCCCATACAATGAGAAATTCCAAGAAATACGGTCTTATGAAGAAAACAATGTCAGCATACCGGAACAGTATGCTTTTTGTTATCTCAACAGCCGGGGACATTCCAACAGGCTTCCTTGCTAACCGTCTGAAATACTGTCAGAAAGTCCTGAAAGAGCTGGTCAAAGATGATTCATTCTTCATTTTCATCTGCAAAGCCAATCAGGCTACTGATGGAGATGTGGGAGACTACTTGGATGAGAATGTTTTGAAGATGGCTAATCCTTCGTGGGGAGTGACTGTATCGCTCAAGGCCCTCAAGGAAGAAGCAGAACAAGCCTTGAATGATCCACAGACCAGAAACGAGTTCTTCAATAAGACTCTGAATGTCTTCACTAACTCAATGAACGCTTATTTCAATCCAGATGAGTTCATTGCTAGTGATGACTGCTATGATTGGACCATTGAGGAGCTTGCAAGGCTTCCTATTCGATGGTATGGAGGAGCTGACCTTTCAAGACTGCATGACTTGACCGCTGCTGCTCTCTATGGTGTATATAACGATGGTGAAAAAGATGTTGATATCTGTATCACACACGCTTTCTTTCCTCGTGTCAACGCTCAGAAAAAAGCCAATGATGATGGCATCCCACTATTTGGGTGGCAATCAGATGGATGGCTGACAATGAGCAACACCCCAACAGTTCTCTATGATGACATTGTTAAATGGTTCATAGAGATGCGACAGAAAGGCTTCAAAATTGCTGCTGTCGGTATGGATAGGAAATTTGGTAGAGAGTTCATGCTCAAAATGAAGCAAGCTAAATTCAAAATGATTGACCAGCCTCAGCTATTCTATTTGAAATCAGAGGGATTCAGAAGAATTGAATTGAAAGTGAAGAATAAAGAATTTTATTATGTACATTCGGACGCTTATGAATATTGTGTCAGCAATGTCAGAGCCATTGAGAAAGTGGATGATGCTGTCCAGTATGAGAAGTTAGATGGTGATGGCGGTACAGCAAGAATTGACTTGTTTGATGCAAGTGTTTTCGCTTGTATTCAGGCGCTTGCTAACCTTGGTAAGAATAAGAATGTGATGGCTTACTTTGATTAGATAGAAAGGAGGTGAGAAATATGGGAATCTTTGACAAATTATTCAAGCGTGGCAAGTCTCAGACGATGTTCACAAGCTTTGGAAATTCAGATCTTGGCATCATGTATGACGGTGATGGGTATATTCCACTAGCAAGGAATCCAGATGTGATCATGGCGGTCAATAAAATTGCTGACATGGTTTCAAACATGACTATCCAGCTCATGGAAAATACAGAATCCGGTGATGTACGAATCAAGGACGGGTTAGCCCGTAAGATTGACATCAACCCTTGCGATCACATGACAAGAAAATCATGGATCTTCAAGATTGTCAGGGACTTGCTCCTGTTTGGCGATGGGAATTCTGTCCTACATGTGGAATACGATCCAATGACTGACTATATCAGCAATCTCAGACCATTCCCAATGTCGGAAGTGTCGTTCAAAAGTAATGATCTAACATACATGATCCACTTCAGGGACACTGATTTCAATCCAGATGAAGTGGTCCACTTTGCCATCAATCCTGATCCAGACCGGCCTTATATTGGGACCGGTTTTAGATTGGCCTTGAAAGACATTGTCCGAAATTTGAACATGGCCACACAGACCAAGAAGGGATTCATGAACGGAAAGAACGTTCCAAGCCTTATTATCAAGGTGGATTCATCAAGTGAGGAACTTGGAACAGTGGAAGGTCGTGAGAAAATTGCTAAGAAATATCTGACCACAAGCCAGTCTGGTGAACCTTGGATCGTTCCTGATGCCTTGATGGAAGTGGAACAAGTGAAGCCATTAAGTTTGAATGACATAGCTTTGAATGAGTCAGTAGAAATTGATAAGAAGACAGTAGCTGGAATGTTAGGTGTTCCGGCTTTTGTGTTAGGTGTGGGAGATTTCAACAAAGAAGAATACAACAACTTTGTGAATACCACTATCATGAGCATCGCAACAACGATCACTCAGACACTTACAAGAGACCTACTGACTTCAACCACACGCTACTTCAAATTCAATCCACGCTCATTGTACTCATACGACATTACAGAGCTTTCAACTGTTGCCCAACAAATGACCAATAGTGCTGCAATGCGTAGAAACGAGTGGAGAGATTGGGTGGGTATGACTCCGGATCCTGAAATGGATGAAATTATTGTTCTTGAAAACTATCTGCCACAAGGCGAGTTAGGCAATCAGAGCAAACTAAACAAGGAAGGAGGAAATGCCAGTGAAGAAACGTAATTCATACATCGCTACTCAATTCGAGACACGAGAAGAACAAGAATCTGGTGGCTTGATTCTGAGTGGTTACTTCATCCGGTTCGATGAAGAAACTGAGCTGTGGCCAGGCTATTTTGAAGTGATCAAACGTGCAGGAGTGGAAGAAGCCATCAAAAATGCTGATATCCGTGCATTGTTTAACCACGATCATAACCTAGTTTTAGGGCGCACAGGGAACAGCACAGTGAGTCTCAAAGTTGATGACAAAGGTCTCTATGGGGACATTATCATCAACAGGAATGATCCAGACGCTATGGGAGCCTATGCCCGTGTACAGCGTGGGGATATTGTTGGATGCAGTTTTGGATTTATGCCAATCAAGGTGGACACTGTCGAGCGTGAAGATGGTTCTTATCTTGATACCGTGCTAGAGCTTGAAATCTTTGAGGTCAGTCCTTGCACATTCCCGGCTTATCCACAGACTGAAATTGCTGCACGGAAGAAAGACTTTGAATATCTAAAACGTGCCAATCTTGAAGCGTTAAATGAACGCAAAATGAAAATTAAGGAGAAATACAATCTATGAACAAAGTATTGATTCTGGGCGCACGTATGCGCACAAAAGCAAATAAGGTTGTTGAATTGGAAGAAACAATTGAAGAATTGAACAACCGTTCTGCAATCGAAGCAGAGAAACTAGACCGTGCTGAAACCGAAGAAGAAGTTTCAGCGGTTGAAAAGAGCCTTGAAGAACTTCAAAAAGAATTGGAAGAGAAACAAGCAGAAAAAGCAAAACTTGAAGAAGAAATTGAAGATCTTCAAAAGCAAGTGGACGAACAAAATCGGAAAGCCCCAACATTCAAAGATGTTGAGCAACGTGGAGGAAAGAAATTGGAACAACGTGACGCAATTGCTAAATTCATTCGTACTGGTCAAACTCGTGACATTGAAGGTCTTAAAACAACTGACTCTGGAAGCGCTGCTTTGATCCCAACTGAAGTGTTAAAACCTCACTTCCTTGAGAAGACACGCAATCCACTCTTGGATCTTGTCCAACGTGTCAAAGTAAATAGTGGTTCTGGTAAATATCCAGTTATCAAGAAGACAGACAGCAAAATGGCTTCAACTGATGAATTGAAAGCTAATCCTGAACTTGGAAAACCAAGCATCAGCGAAATTGATTACTCAATCAAGACTTACCGTGGTTACATTCCTGTGTCTCAAGAAATGATTGATGATGCAGACTATGACATCATGTCAATTGTAGAAGATGAAGTATTCAATCAAGGTGAAAACACAGAATTGTCATTGGTCGCTACCATCCTTAAATCAGCAACTCAAGCAGATGCTGCTGGATTCGATGGCATCAAGGACATCTACAACAAGAAACTTAAATCAATCTACAAAGCAAGTATTGTTGTAACTCAATCAATGTTTGCAGCACTTGACAAAGTGAAAGACAAAAATGGCCGCTACATGCTTCAAACGGATGTTGCATCACCTACCGGATACTCATTTGGTGGCAAAACAATCTACCCGGTAGATGACACTGTATTTGGAGCTGAAGGAGACATGAAGTTCTTTATTGGTGATGTTTCTGAATTTGTAAAACTCTTTGACCGTTCTCAAGTATCTGTTAAATGGGTCAACAACGACATCTATGGCCAATTGCTTGGACTCTTCATCCGTTTGGATGTTAAGAAAGTAGATGCTGCTGCTGGATTCTTTGGCACATACACTGATGTTGTAGCGTAAGGAGGAGTCACATGTCCTATACAGTAATCCGTCCATTTAAGGACATGCGTGATGAAGAACAACATGAATATAAAATTGATGATGTCTTTCCACGCAAAGGCTATGAACCTGATCAAGAGTTTGTTAAAGGACTCTTGACAGGCTTTAATTCAGCAGGTTCAATCTTCATCACTGATGAAGTGGTAAAGAAAGCTAATAAGAAAGTAGAAGAGACATCTGAAGAGGTGGAAACAACTACTGAGAAGGTAGAAGAAACTGCTGAAGAAGCAGAAGAAACCACTGAAGAAGTGGAAGAAGCTACTGAAGAGAAGCCAAAACGCAAGAAAGCAACTAAGAAAGAGGAAGAATAGCATGGACATTGGTCAGTTAGTGGAATTACTTAAAATCAAATTAGGAATTGCTTCAAATTTGCGAGATAAAACACTAGAGAAGATTGTCTCAAGCGTCATCAGCGAATTAACAAACAATCTGGGT